GCGACCGTCCGCGACCATTTCAGGCGTGTTCCAACCCATCCGCTTCTTGACGTGACGCTCCACGGTTGAAAGGTCCACGCTGGGGAACCAGCCAAAGATGTGGTTGGCGGCATCGATGGGCAGCGAGATGGGGACGTTCTCCGGGAACGTATAGGGCACGCCGTCAAAGCGGTCGCTGATCGGAAAGTCGTTCCGATTGACCACCTTGACATTCATGATCTGGGGCTGACCCAGTTCCGCCTCTGGGGTCTCAACCATGACTATGATTTCTCCCCCTCATCAGGCGGCACTGGCTTCTTGTGAGGCGCATCTGCGGCGGGGTCCAGGTCAGAATTGCCACGCTCATCTAAGTCTCCTAGTCGTTGATCATCATTTGCAGGATGGAGGTGTCGTTGATGCCGCCTTGGGTCATGGCCGAGAACACGATGGACCCCGTTCCTATGGATGAACTTTGCAGAACGCCGAAGTTGGCGGCGATCAGCAGTTTCTGGAACCCGAAACCAGGGTCCTCCATGGTCAGGGCGCCGGCCGTGGAGGTGAGAACACCTCGGGCGGGCCGGGGCTGTAGCCAGTTGTTGTTATAAAAGGCCGTGGTAATGGGCGGAGCGGTAGCGGGCGTGAGAAGACCCAGCGAGCTGACCCAGGCATTCCCAACAGTGTAAGCGGTGCCCGAACCGCCGGTCAGGGTCAGCAGCGCGGTGGAAAGAATGGCGGTGGCGGCGGCGCTGGTTGGGCCGTTGGCGAAGGTGATGGCTGGGATGGCCGAGGCAAGGTAGCCGGAACCGTAGTCGGTGACCACGAGGCCGGTGAGGGTGGCGCTCCCGGCGAGGGCCGGGCCGGTGATCAGGGCGCCAGTCGTTCCCGAAGCCGGGGTCAGGCCAGAGGCCCAGTTCTGAGGCGGCAAGTTGGTGATCAGGCCGGGCGGGAAGTATGGAGCCGGCAAGCCGGTGGCCGGAACCGTATAGGGCAGCGCAAGGGAACCGGGGTAGTCGAAGAACTGCGGCACCACGTAGAAGTTAGGCACCGAGGTGTAGCCGGCGCCAGGATTAACCATGGTCACTGAAGTGATGGCGCCGCCGGCCGTCAGAGCTGCCACTGCGGTGGCCTGAATGCCTCCGGGGGGCGGCGGATCGATCAGGATGGTGGGCGGTGTCACGAAGCCGGAACCGGCTTGGGTAACGGTCGCGGTGCCGCCTGCGGTCCCAACCGCCCCGCCGATGATGGCATAGCCTTTGGCTTGGATACCGGAGGCCGGGGCCGCGATGGTGACCGTGCAGCCGGTCTGGGTGGGGCCGATGCCGTTGGTCCCCACCGTCCCAGGAGTCGTAATCGAAGCCCCTTGCACCACGCCCGACATGTTGATGATGCGCCAGTTGTAGCCGTCCACCGCCATGGCGAAAGTAGGAGCGCCGGCCGTGGACATGTTGCGCCAGGACCATTGCACCGGGTCCCACCACTGTAGGATGGTCTGCCCACCCAAGGTGATTAGGTAGTTTCCCGGGGGCAGGTAGGAATAGGCCCCGCCGGGAAGCGAAATCGGGAATGAACCCGCCTGGTTGAATGGAAATGCGCCACCGAGTCTCATGGGTTCACCCTTAAATGTTCAGGTAGGCGAGGTTGTCGAACTTGCCGTGGGCCTTGCACTTGACATCAACCATCTCCAGAAGCGTCAGGAGCGCGCCGAGATAGCCAAACTGGCCGTTGGCCAAAGTGCTTTCAAACCCGGTGAAGTAGAAGGATGCACGCTCATGGATGTAGAGAGAGAGGTAGTCAGTGTTGAGGAGATAGAGGGTGCCCTCGGGACAATAGGGGTCGGGATAAAATGGCACCCCGGCGACATCAAGGGCCTTGAACAGGGCTTCGACCTTGCCCTCGCTGAAGGAGGAATTGGGGGTGACGTTGTAGCGTTCATTCGGGGTAAAATCTTGCGCCAAATTTGTCCAAGTTCCAAACCCCATGAGCCCCATCTTGGGGGTCTCGCCCGTAACCTTCGTCACCTGGCTGATGTATTGCAACATCAAATTTCGGGTGGGGGTGGTAGCCGAGGAGTTGTGGACGTAAGTTGATTTCCAAAACGCATTGTTGGTTCTGGATAGACCGCCGTAGCTGGCGGCGAAGGTTCCGTCATCCACCGCCGCCGGCAACCCAACCATGGACTGGGTATTGGCGATGTTGTTGTACATGTCGGTGGAGAAGCGGTCTAATGTAACGTTGGTGGCGTCGTTCATGCGCGCTTCGATCAGCGGCACTACCGAGTAGTCCAACTGGACCAGGCCTTCCATTCCTAGGAACGGAATGGCGGTGAGATACCCTTTGAGGTCGAATTCCGCGTTCTGGAGGCCAGGGGTGACGCCGGGCTGGTTGAACGATCCGTCATAGCCGATGTTCTGAATCGTCACCATGGGGTTGCCCTGGAGGGGAACCGTGATTGGTGACAAGCCGCCGGAGGCCACCTGAGCGTGGGAAAGCATCGCCGCCATCCACGGAGTGGACTTCCAAAGTTGGACGAACACCTTGGGAATGAAGGCTCGACGGGTAACAGCCGCCAATTCCGCAGCTATGGCGCCCTGTGCCGGGATAATGCCTTGGCCGAATACGGGCAAATGAGCCTCCTACTGTTATTGCCGCCGGTTATCGGCCGGCGCGAAATTCATCAATGATGGCGTAGGCAGCATCCGAGGCCGCTTTTTCCGGGTTTTGCAGCAGGCCAGGGAGGTTTGGAAACTCCCAGATTTGCCCGTGACGCATCTTGTCGCGATTGGATGGCTTCGAGGGAGCAATATCGGCGGCGTAGACCTTGGCGGCGGCCTCGTAATCGTTGAGTCCGTACTTCTTCATCACGCCGGTTTCGATTTCCTTGACCTGATCCTCGGTGTACTTTCCCGAATTGATCAATTTGTTGCGCTGGTTGCGCGCGTTTCGCTGCGCCTGCTCCGCTTTGGAGCGGATTTCCTTCTCTTCCTGCTCGCGCTTGAACTGCGACTTGAAATCTTCGAACTGAACATCGGCCGGAAGGCGGTAATTCGGGTCCACCTTCTTCATTTGCTTGAGAAAATCGTTGCGCGTATTAGGGTCGCCGGCCAGTTTCATGGCCAGTTGCCCCAGAGATTGCAGAACTTCAGGTGTGACAGCCATGTTAGTACCCATCTTTGAGTTTGATGCCGGCAAGACCGGGGTAACCGGACGGATTGCCGTAGTTCTTGGCCTTAGAGGTGTCTTTGAGGTTGCCGGTCGGGAACGCTTTCTCGAAATTGCGATTGATTTCGACAATCATCTTGTCTGACGTGCCCACCATGTAGCCCTTGCGGCCGAACGGATTGATGATGCTGTCGGCCTCGGCGGTGTCTTTGGCTTTCTCGGCCATTAGATCGGCTTGCCCTTGCGGGTGAGGTCACTCTTCTCCAGGGACAGCGGCCGGTCGGGCGCCATCACCTTGGAGGCGGACGAGAACCCGCCGTGCTCAGAGAAGGACGCGACGTTCTGGAACATGCCGTTCTTGGCTTTTCGGGTGCCCATGTCGCCCGAGGAAACCTTGGGGCGAAGGTAGTTATATTCTGCCAATGTAACCTCCTGTTATGCGCCGCCGCCGGGCATTTCCATCGGAGCCATTGTCGGGGCGCCGATGCCGGGGCGAGGTGTGATTCCGGGGGGAGGCGCTGCACCACCAATGCCGCCACCCTTTGCGGCTTGCGCCATCTGGGTGGCGACAGCCGGGGCCATCGCGCCGTCCTGCTCCTTGCCGAAGTTTGCAGTGAGGGCTCTCACGGCGTTGATCAACCCGTTGTACTTCTTGCTGGCGATTGGGTAGGCGAGCAGCGCCTTGTGCAGAGTTTCAATCGCAAACTTTACCTGTGCGTCTGCCGCCGCTTCTTTGCCTGCTCCTTCCCCGGGGGAAAGCGCGGGCGACGATCCTGGACCAGTCGGCCCACCGGCCGGATTTCCCGGCAACGCCGGCCTGGGCGGCAACATGCCGCCGGCTGTCATCGGGGGTCGAGGGCCGAAAGGAGGAGGCATTCTTGCTCCAAAACTAATTCGTTTTTGAGCAATACGCCTAAATGGTGGAGCTTGTCACCGCGACAGCCCACAAACAAAAACCCCGCCAGGGGGGACAAGGCGGGGTTCTCGCGTCCGTGGGGACTGACAGGGTTTGCGTTTAGCGCCGCCTGCCGCGTCGGTGCCGCCTAGCCATGGTGACCTCCATTTTGATTACCCGTCATTGCGGGCGGGAGTTTCTACCAGGACATTCAACTACAGAAATAGCCGGGGCGCAACGCGACGAACGACGCTATTAAGCCGCCTTATGCCCCTTCTTGTCGCCTCCCATTGCGGCCTGCTGCTGGGCCTTCTGCACTTCCGCCTTCACGCGCTTGCGCAACTGATGAATCAAGTTGTCGGCGTTGGGCGGGTTTAACATGCGGATCAGTTGCTCGCGATCAATCGCCTGGGCCTTGAACAAGCCGGCGGCCTGTTCCTTGGCCTCGTCAGCAAACAGGGGCGAGTGGCTGTGTCCCGCCACCCTGATCTTGAGTTTGGACTCTGCCATCAGGGCCGGGATCAACTCCTGTCCGGTGTCGGTCATCATGCGGACATCGGAGTTCTTCTGGATCAGTTTAATACCAATGTCGGCTATCTTGACGAGGGGCTGTTCGAGCCCTACCGCCACTTTGCGAATTCGGCCGGAACCGGTCGTCGCCAGTTGTTTAGCATGACCGCGACCTCGGACGCCCGATGTGCCTTGGCCGGTGACCGTTTCAGTAAGCCCACTCGCTTCCAGGAAGATTTGCCCAATTTCATTGAACTCACGGAATAGGTCTTCCGGCATGGGCGGCTTGAGTTCATCCACTTTCGCGCCCGGGACCATATCCATGACCCACGAGCCGGGACCGCCGAGCGCCTCGGCCTTTTCGTCACTAAGCCCCATGAAGCCAGAAAAGACCTTGGCAGGATCCACTTGCCGTTCCAGTATATCGCTAATTTGCTGGAGCCTTTCGTTGGTCCAAACTTGTAGGGGTATGAGACGGTCACTATGCGCCTCACCCCAAAAAAAGTTGTAAAGATTGTACGGTTTGACATGGATGAACGGATGCTCCTGCTCCAGGAATATGTTGGACTTGCCCTTGTACTGCTTGCGCACGCTGTCGAGCGAGGTGGCGCGTCCTAGAGCGGCGATGG